CGGGCGACCTTCGCACCCATCCGTAGCATGGTCGGACAGGCCGTCGCATTTGGTGCTGGCTATCTTGGTGTGAGGGAGGGCTTGCGGGCAACGGCAGGCGAGGCGATCAAGTTCGAGTCCGCCTTTGCCGATGTCAAAAAGGTGGTCGATGCGTCCAGCGAGCAGTTCGAGAACATGCGCCGCAATATCAGGCGCATGTCCGGCGAAATCCCGATGTCCGCCAATAACATTGCAGCTCTCTATGCCGCTGCCGGCGAATCCGGCATCGCAACGCAGGATTTGCAGGGCTTTGCCGAGATGGCGTCTCGTGTCGGTATCGCTTTCGATATCACGGCGGAAAAGGCCGGTTCTAGCCTGGCTAAACTGAAAACACAGTTCGGTTTGACCGTAGCCGAAACCGGCGACCTCGCCGATGTCATGAATCACCTGTCGAACAACATGGCGAGCAAGGCGTCTGAAATTACGGATTTCATGCTGCGCGTCGGTGCGCTCGGCAAGATCGCCGGCTTCACGAAAGAACAGGTTGCCGGTATCGGCAGCGCCATGATTGCAGCCGGCGCGGAACCGGAAGTGGCCGCAACCGCAATGCAGAACGTGACGAAGGCGTTGACGCGCGGTGCATCGGCGAAGAAAAGCCAGCGCGCCGCCGCTGAAAGGCTTGGGCTTGACCTGCCGCAGATCGCCAAGCAGATGCAAAAGGATGCGCCCGGCGCTCTGAAAAAGGTTCTCGCCGCCATCGCCAAGGCTCCGAAGGATCAACAGATTTCCATTGTCTCGGATTTCTTCGGCGACGAGGCGAAGGCGTTCATTCCTTTGCTGGGCAACGTCAAGCTACTGGACGATGCGCTTGCCAGCGTGAGCGACCGCACGAAGTATGCCGGCTCGGCCATGAATGAGTATAAGCAGCGTGCCAGCACTACGGGCAACACGCTCGAGCTTTTGGGCAACAAAGTCTCAAACATCTTTTCGGAGGTTGGCGACAGTATGTTGCCCACGATCCGCGAAGGCGCGCAGTCGATCAGCGATGTTTTGGATACGCTCGGAAGTCGGGCGACGATCTTCGATCAGATCAAGGCCGGGGCGAAGGGCTTTGCGCAAGGCTTTGGCTACGACGGCGGTATTCGCGAGATGGTCAATGACATGAGCGACCTGATGCTTGGGCCGGTAGACCCGAACGCGGGCGAGAACCTTGGCCGGTTTTTCATGAAGGCGAAAGAGTGGGGTGGTTCGGTTCGTGAGTTGACGGATGCAATCCGCGAAAACCCAATCGCAAAGTTCTTTGGGGAGATGTCTGGCTACGGCTTTAAACTTGTAATGTGGGGGGCTGGCATCGCCTTTCTCGCTGGAACTGTCCGCAAGCTAGCGAGCGCGATGTTTTTGCTGTCCGGCGCTAGCACGTTATTTTCAATGTTGAAGGGCGTTGGAACGCTCGCCTCCTTAGTTCTGCCCGGAAAGAAAGCCCCGGCATTGCCTGAGGCGGGCAAGGGGGGAGTTCCGGGCAACGGCGGTACGCCTCGAATTCCCGGCGGGAAGCCCGGAACATCAGGTCCGTGGGGAACCGTGCCGCACCCGAACAGCTTGCCGGAAGGCGCGCGGGTCACGCCTACGGGTGTCCAAGGGCTAGGGACGCGATACACTCCGCCGCCGTCATTATTGACGCGGCTCATGCAGGGCGGGAAGTTTGGGGGTAGCGCTCTGTTAAAAGGAGGTATTCCCGCTTTGCTTGGTTACGCGGGCGAGTACGGCATTCGCAAGGGCTTTCAAGGCACGTATGGCGACAAATACCGGGAACCGCCGGGCATAGGAGAATCGTTCTCCAATTGGTGGTCAACCATGAACGATCGGAAGACATGGTTCGGTGCTGCGGCAGACAAGGGGTTCAGCTTCCGGGAGCACATGGGCGTGAATATGCAGGATCGACCTGCAACCCGTATCGACGCCGCTTCCATTGCTGAGATGACGAGACCGAGCGGCACGCAAGATGTTCGGGTGGTAAACCAGCAACCGCCGAACGTGACGGTTCATGTGCAGGCTTCAATTTCTGGCGTCGCAGATCCGCAGGCAGCGGCTGCCGCGACCGTCAATCAAATTGGAGCTGCCGTAAAGAATGCGGTGGACTCTCAGTTCAGCGACTAATGCCAGATCGACAGCGCATGCGCCGAGCAAATCCTCATTCCAGGCAACTTTTGCGCGAGGCGAAATGTAAAACTGCTCAATGGGTTACTGCAGGTTAACACGGTGGATTTACACCGTTCTGACGTCGAAACTGTAATATTTTTTCGACGATGTTGATCTCGAAGATACCTACCTTGCCCTTCTCAAAGGATAGAACCGCCGCCGGTTTACCCGAGCAAGCTCTGCGAAAAGCTTTGTCAACGGAACCGTGAACGAACAGATAGTGATTAAGATCGACGCAATTGGGTTGTCCGATAGCAATCAATTGGCCGTTGGCGTCACATCTATCTATGTAAGGATAGATATTGGCCGTGGCCGACAGCCGACTGAGAGCGGCGCTCTCACTGAACATCTCCCAAAAAAGATACCCGACAAGTGCAGCAACGGCGAATAGCATCCCAAGTCTCAGGATCATAAGTGACACACTGGGGTCGTCGTCGTCATCCAGCATTTTCGGTCCTCATGTTCAATCAAGGGTATATCATGACGGGAATAGCATCGATGATGCTCGGAGGCTACGCCTTCGAGGCGTTGGGCTTTGGCTATCAGGGGATCAAGCGCAAGGTGAACACGCCTTGGGTTGAGATACCTGTCGGCCAAACCCTCAATCCGCAACAATGGACCGGACCAACGTCCGACGAAGTGACGATTCAGGGCGTGTTGTTTCCCGAAGAATTCGGGGGGCAATCGCAGCTAGACGGCATCATTGCCGCACAATTGGCCGGCACGGAAATGATGCTTGTTAGCGGTGACGCCATGGAAGGTGTCATTCGCGGCATGTTCACGGTGCAATCCGTCGAGGAAGATCAATCCTATCACGATGCGCGCGGTGCGCCTCGCCGTAACGCCTATGTGATCTCGCTCAAGCGAAGCACGGCGGAGACAGCGACGGGTGCCGGCGGCGTGGTCGATAGCGCGACCTCTTTCCTCTCCGAACTTTTCCGGTGATCGCATGGCAAAGACTTACACAACGAGACAGGGCGAGACGGTCGATATCGCCTGCCTCTCTCATTACGGACGAACGTCCGGGGTTGTTGAGGCGGTGCTTGCCGTCAATCCGGGACTTGCTGGCCTCGGCCCGATCTTGCCGCTCGGTACACAAATTTCGATGCCGGACATGCCAAGCGTGAGCGTGGAACGTCGGCTGACTAGCCTTTGGGATTGAACATGCATCCTCGTGTTGAAATTACCGTCGATGGCGTTCCCGTCGCGGGCCAATTCTATGAACGGCTGATTTCCGTCACGGTGACGGATGAAGAGGGGTTGAAGTCGGATACGGTCGATATCGAGCTGAACGACGGCCCGCCGAATTTCCTTGCTCTGCCGCGCAAGGGTGCGGTGATCTCGGTCAAAATGGGGTACGGCAACAACCTCATTACGAAGGGACAATTCACGGCTGACAAGATCAGTCTCGATTGTCTGCCCTATAAGATGTCGATTTCCGGCAAGGCGGCGGACCTTCGCAGCGGCAAGCTGAAAGAACGGCAGGAACGGGCATGGGACAAGGCCAAGCTCGGCGACATCATTGCGGAGATTGCCGGTGAAAGTGGATTAGCGCCCGCCGTGGACGGCGATCTTGCCGGGCATACTTACGACTGGATAGGCCAGCAAGACGAGACGAATATCCATTTTCTGCGGCGGCTGGCTGACCGGCATAATGCGCTGTTCGCCATCAAGCAGGGGCGGCTATTGTTTGCCCGGCGCGGCTCTGGCCTCTCGGCTTCCGGCTCGTCGCTTGGCTCGATCATCTTGACACCCGCTGTCATCAAAACCGGCACGCTGAAAGTCGATATCAACGACCGCACGAAATACAGCAAGGTTGTGTCCTACTATCAGGATGTCGACAAGGCGAAGCGGGTCGAAATCGAGGCGGAAGCGGATGCCGATGGCGACAGCGTTTACCGCATTCCCGAAGCCTTTTCCTCGCCGGCTGAAGCCGACAAGGCAGCTCGCGCCAAGGCGAAAGAGCTTGCGCGCGGGGAGGGCGCTGTTTCGGTGACGGTGTTAGGTGATGCCGACATAGAGGCGGGCTTGCCGCTTCTGTTCGCGCAGGTTCGTCCTGGGCTGGACGGCGTGCCCTACATCATCAAAACGGCGCGCTCCAAATACACAAAGACATCGGGCTTTGAGGTCGACGTTTCCGGGCGGCTCTATGACGGCAAGTCGGCGACCGAAGACGAGAGCAGGGGCAAGAGTGAAGGTGGCGGCTCGTCCGTCCCGTCTGATGCTGGCGGCAAGGTTGCGCCGAATAGCGCGCCGGGCACGCCCGCCACGCCTTCGGCATTCCTCACGCCTCGCCGGTTCGGACGAACGGACGAGAACTAGTCGGTAGAGCGTCAGTTTGCGATTTCATTTTCACTTTCGGGCCGAAGCGGCGGCCCGTCTCGAAACGGGTAATGTGGAACAGTGAGACTGCCCCTTGACGATTACCTCCAACACACACCATCCTCCGTTGAAGTACTCTCTTAGATTGGGACGGAAATGGCAGTATGGCCGGGTTTCGACAGAATGACTAAAGCTCGCAGAGTGGCCATGTTCACTCTAAGCTGCTTGGGTATACTGCTCGCGGGTCTCTTAGGCTTTCATCTAGCGGGTGTACTGGCGATGATTTTATTTGCGCCCCTCGGTGCTATAGCGGGATTGATACTGGGAAGCGTGACGTTACGAGGCTTTCTCGAACTCATAAGCGAACTTCTAAAAACCGCTTTCTTGTAGCAGAAGTAGCACGGGCGCTCGGTAAGATGTCTGCAGTTGTTCGATATTGTTGAAAAACTCCCGAGAATGAACGCCGGAGCGATCTGCGCGAACGGTCACCGAAACGAAATTCCTCTCATCGCCCTCAAGACGAATTTCCTTGCGTTCGAATGGGCGCTGCCACACCGTGACGCAATTCCATTTCAGCACGCTCAGGCCGAAAATCAACGCAATGAGTTTTTCAACAATATCGGCCCTAAGCGGACGGCATGTAGGCTATCTCAATCAAGGCAGTAAGTGATGGGCCGCACGGCAACGCTGCAGGCAACCGTAACTCTCGTCAGCGACGTGACAGCTTTCACGGCCTCTGGTATTTCCATGATCGATGTTCGGGTAGGGAGAGACTTTCATGAAAATACACGCCATGGCTCTGACGGTGGCACTTGCGATCTTGACCCACATCGCGGAAATGACACCAGCTTTTGCCGCAGATGACGCATGCGCGTCTGTCAGGGCCATGACGGATAAATTCAATGCCACACCACGAATTCGGTTGGTCGGCACCAATTCTCTTGAGGCAATCCATTTTACCACCCTATATGTTGACACTAAGCAGTGGTGGCATGGCGATTCCAAACCGTGGCATGTAGAACCACGCCAATATTCAAAAACCAATGATCTCGAAAACTGCGAACATCTCGGGAGCGAAACGATAGATGGCGTCCAGACCGAAATTTGGTCTTACGACCACCTATCGTACCAACAGGTTGATTACTGGAAGATTTGGATATCAGTTGATACGGGGTTACCGGTGAAATCCCATTTCAA